CTACCCGCGCTTGCCGGGGCGCCGCGGTGGCGCCATTGCCCCTGGGACGACTGTCGGGGCAAGGCGCTCGAGCTCCGCCAGCATCCGCTGCAGGCCCGCATCAGATGCTCGGGCGATGTCGCCGGGGGACTGCCAATCGAGAGCCGCCTGACGGTCGTGCGCCCATCTCGCACCCTGGGTGTACCCCATGACCTGCCCTGCCCGCTCCGAAAGTCTCTCCCATCTGGCCCGGACGTCCGCCGGCCAGGACGTTGGGTAGGCACTGCCATGGATGGAATCTCGCTGGACCTGCCGCTTGAACGTTGCCAGGCGCAGCCCTGCGGAGATCTGACTGTTCCACGCCGACAGGGTTTCCGTCGGATGCCGGTCATCGCCGAGCACATGGTGCAGCTCGCGGCCGAGCCGGGCCATCACATCCGCCGCCTCTGCCGCCCACCGCTTGCGCTGCTGCGCGTCCAGCATGGAGCCTGGCTGATTGCGGGCACGGTATTGCCGGATCAGCAGAGCAGCGTCTTTCAGCAGCAGGCGGCGTGGATCGTGATTCACTGTATAAGAGTACAGCATCACGCTGAACCATGAGTGCGGCAGCGCTACCCCCAGTCGATCGCTGTCTGCTGCGCTACGGGCCGGGGCCACCCCCCACGCCAATTGCCTATGATCAGCTCCGTGCGCTCCACGCCTGCACCACCGCCAACCGTGTAGTTGATCCCAACCGTCTTCATGGGAAACGCGCCAAAGACCCTGCGCATTTCCGGGTGGTCGTTCACGCTGATGATAATTGTGCCCTTCATGCTGGCCGCCCGACTTGCAAGCGCCTCGTACTGGCTCATTGGGAAGTCGACACCGTAGCCCTCAGTTTCCCAGTAGGGCGGGTCCGCATAGAACAGGGTGTGCTCCCGGTCATACCGTGCCAGGCATTCTTGCCAGTCGAGCGATTCGACATTGGCATCCGCCAATCTGGACCATGCCTCAGTAAGGTCCGCCTCCATCCTCAGCACGTTCAGCCGCGGCCCTCCTGTCGTCGATGTGCCGTAGGTTTGACCATCAACACGACCGCCAAAACTGAGCCGCTGCAGGTAGTAAAAGCGCGCTGCGCGCTGCACGTCGGTCAAGGCCTCCGGCACCTTCATCTGCTCCCAGAGGTAGGTTTGACGGCTGGTGATCGCGAACTTGAACTGTCTGCAGAACTCCTCAAGGTGATGCCGGAGCACCCTGTAGAGATTGGCGAGCTCGGCATTGACGTCGTTCAGCACCTCAGAGGTAGAAGGCTGCTTCGCGAAAAATACCGCTGCGCCGCCCGCAAAGAGTTCAACGTAGCAGGTGTGTGGCGGAAATAGTGGCAACAACTCGCCGACGAGGCGGCGCTTGCCCCCAATCCAGGGGATGACGGGGTTAACAGGCTGAGCCATGACGTGAGCCCTCAGTGATCATTCTGGTAGCCTCAGCCCGCCTGTACAGGCGCGGGGGCCTTGGCTGCTCACCGGCACGTTCGGTGGGTGGCGACCCTCGACGGTGTTGCTGCACCGTCGGGGGTCGCCCTCGTTTATAGCTGCTGCAGTGCCGCGCCCCAGGTGGCGTCGAGGTCGAATGCCGCGGCTGTCTCGGCATCCGGCAGCGCGTCGATCTGCTGCCGGATCTGCCACTTGATCTGATACAACGCAGTGATGCGCACGCCGACGGCCTGGCTAAAGTCGTACGCCTGCTGGGGCGTCAGCATGTGCGTGACATCCTCGGCGTCACGGAACGGCATTACGGCCCCGGTCTCGCCGGCGGCGATCAGCGCTGCGGCCATTGATGCGATGCCGTTGATGTTGAGCAAGTCACGGGTATCGCGTGTTTGTGCCGTGCCGGCGCCGTCCGGGAAGGCGTAGGGCACGCCGGCGGCCTCGGCTGCGGTATGGCGGGTGCTGTTGGCGGCGCGCAGCGCGTCCTGCTGCTCTGCCAGGGGCAGCAGCACGGGCGCGAATTGCCCGTCGGCATACGTATCGCCGATGCGCGCTCCGGTGGCGTCAACAGCGCCGATGGCGCGGCCCGCTCGGGGCTGCATTTGATGATGTTGGCCACTCGGCCGTTGTCGATGATTGCGTATCGCATGGGTTACTCCTCGATGGATGCCAGATCGCAGTACGTCGTCACACGACAGTAGCCATCGCCACCAGGGCCGCCGGGGCCAGAGGTGACGCCATTGGTTGATGCTCCGCCGCCACCGCCGCCGCCGCCCTTTGGCCCGCCGGCCCCGCCGGCCGCGCCAGCGCCGTACCCTCCGCCGCCGCCCTGCCGATCCGCCCCTGCAGCGCCATTGGGGTCGCCAGACGTGCCGCCCTCCGGCCCGCCGCCGCCGTCACCCCCGTTTAAGGCAGCGCCGCCGCTGGTAATTGCGCCGCCTGCCCCGCCGCCGTGCCCGCCGTGCACCGACACGCCGCCCGCGCGGACCCCGCCGACCGTGCCTCCGCCTCCGGCCGCACCACCGAATATTGATCCCGCTCCCACACTGCCTGAGCCGCCATTGGCGCCCCCGAACGTTGCATCCCCATCGGCGTTCGGCGCGCCCCCGGGGGCGGAGCTACTCGCGCCCCCAGGGCTACCCGCTGACAACTGGCCGCCACCGCCGCCACTGGTCGACACGCTGGGGTCGAGCAGGCCCCCGCCACCACCACCACCACCGCCGTGGGCGGAAAAATGGTCGCCGAAGGTCGAGGTCCCGCCGCTGCTGCCTGCGGTGCCGTTCGTGGTATCAACCGTTACTCCGGCTGCTCCATCACCGCCCGCCGCGATAGTGACAGCCTCGGTAGCGGCTAACGCATCAGCCAGCAGCCACCCCTCAGTTTTAGCGCCACCACCGCCGCCCGCTCCGCCGGCACGGTTACCGCTGGCCGCCCGCCGGCCTGAGCCCCCGCCGCCTCCGGGGCCAAATAGTTCGACATACGCGCTCACAGCGCCTGGCGGCTTCGTCCACGTTCCCGATTCGTCAAATTCTTGTACGTTGATGCTGAGCCCAACCAGCACCAGCTCCCATGCCGTGCCTGCGGCATTGGATTTGAGATATCCGCCGGGCTGGGTTCCTGGCAACGGCAGGCCGGCCACGCCCGCGGCTTGCATTGCGTAGTGTTTGGCCGAGTGTTCGCCGCCTGCAACGGCACCATCCGTCTTGGTTGCCCAATCCTTCGCGCTGCCGTCAGGCGTCGTGCCGGCCGCGTTCGCTTTTGCCGAGTAGTCGGCCCCTTCAACAGCGCCGTCGGTCTTGGCCGCCCAGTCGGCCGCGAGGGCGACACCACCCGCGATTGCCCCCGTGGCGGCGCTGGCAGCCGCCGCTGCGGTATCGGCGTGCCCGGATGCAGTATCCGCGTGCGTCGCCGCCGCATCCGCGCTGCCGCTTGCGGCCGCGGCACTCGCAGCGGCTTCCGCCTTGTCGGCCGCTACGGTGATGCCGCTGGCGCGGACGAACTGGCCCACGCCGACGACCTCGGCGAGCGCGGGAACAAAGCGAACGCGGTGGCCATCGGCGTCGAGCCCGGTGGCGGGGTCGGTGTCATCGGTATAGGTGGCGCCTGAGCCGCCAATGTTTTCGGGGAAGGTGACACCGGCCATCAGATTTTCTCCACGATCGCCACCGATGTGGCGTAGTTGTTGAGGTAGGGGTGAGTGATCGCGTCGACCTGTTTGAAAGTGCCGACAAAGCCCTCGAGGTACTGCGTGACACCAGGCAGCAGGTTCGGCAGGTACAGCAGCTCACCGTGAATGCCGAGCTCAACCCGCAGCCGGTTCATGCGGTTCTTTTCCGATTCACTGAGATGCGCGTAGTCAAATGCGACCTCGCGCTCGGCCTGCTGCACGTCGTAGTACTTGGTGCCGCCGCCAGCGCGGGCCACACGGGTGTTGACGATCAGCCCTCGGCTATCGCCGAACGATGCGTTCCACCCGGGCTGCCAAGCCTCAGCGAGCAGCAGGCCGCCGAGATCGATTGCACCGTCGGCGTTGTCGTCGTCGACGATATCGATGCGGAAGCTGCGGGCAAAGATGTTGCCGCCAGCACAGATATGGACCGACTTGGACGGATACAGGGCGCGGTCTTCCTCGAGCATCTTGCCGGACCAGAAGTTGGGATCGGTCCAGGCCAGATCCAGCGACGAGTAGATCGCTGGCCACACATCGATCAGACCGCTGTCGTACACCTCTTCGGCGTGCGCGTCGTCGCTATAGAGCCGCACCCGCCATTGCGCAGCGGTAGTCATGTTGTGCTGCGACAGCGCGATCGCGCCCACTCGCCGGGTGCGGTCGATCACGCCGAGGATGTTCACATCATCAAGCCCGTCACTCCGAGCAAACACCGAGAACTGCGGCACCTGAAGGTTGGCCAGCGGAGCGGCTTCATCCCAGTCGCCCGGCGCAGCAACGTCCAGCGTGCTGCGATACACCAGGTTGGGGGCGCACAGCGTTTTGTAATGCGGGTTGAGCAGCATCAGCCCCAGAGCTCCAGTGTTGCGCGGTTGCGGTCGCCGTCGACGGTGCTGTCGATCACGATCATGTCGCGGCCCGCCGAGTAGCCCAGCTTGGGCGTGATGAGACGCACCGTGACGCCGATTGAGAGCGCGGCCAGGCTGTCGTCATCGAGCCAGGCCTCCACCGTCGTGCGGTGGCAGCCCGCTGCCAGCAGCGGGCCCAGGGCATCGGCGCGCGCCTGGGCGCTGGCCAGGCTGCGCAGCACAGTGGCCAACCGCAGTTCGGTTGCCGTTTTGTGCCGCGCCAGTGTGGCAGCCGACTCATACACGGCAGACCGGTACTCGCTGCCCACCCGCGCGGCCAGCGCGGCGTCAGCAGAGCCCGCGAGATCCCGCTGAACCACCGAAACGGGGTCGGCATCGAGCACCAGGCGCCAGACGGGGGCGCCGCTTTCGCCGGCGAAAAGCGCTTCGCGGCTGATGTCGAAGCGGTGCCGCTCGCGGATCGTCACCACCGGCGCGCCCGGCGCTGCCACCAGGTCGGCGACCAGCTCGCCATCGCTATTGAGCGTCCAGTACGCGCCGGCCGCGGTGATGCGGCCGAGCATGTCGATGGTACTCGGCGTGCTGTCTGCATCCTGCCAGCCGACATCGCCGAGGGCATTCAGCGCGGTGACGCTGGCCGCGGACACGTCGTAGCCCGCTTCGTTGGCGATCTCCTCGAACACATCGCCGGCAGCCGTAAGAGTGCAGTCGTAGTCAGCGGTGAGCGCGCCCGTAGGCACCGAGCCCAGCTTCATGTAGCCATGCCACCGCGTGTACTGGCTGCCGGTGGGGCTGCTGGCCAGCAGGGCGGCGAGGCTGGCCTGCTCGCCCAGGTCGCTGAGCGCGACACCGGCGACGCGGGCTGCGGTGATTGCGCCGTCCTCAAGGTCATGCACCTGCCAGACATTGATGGCAGAGTTGACCAGTACGGCAGTCACGTTGCGCGCCGCGCCGCGGCACCGCGGCTTGCGCTTGCCCTGCAGATCCGCCTCGGTGCCCTCGACGCCGGCGGGCAGCACATTGTCACCGGCAAACACCTGGTGCGGGTGCGGCTGGTTCAACGCGAACAGCGGCTCACGCACGGGGATGATGATGTCGTCACCGTCCCAGCGCGGCATCAGTGCGGTGCCGCGCGCCACGGTTTGCACGCCAGCCGCCGTCACCCGCAGGCTGCGTAGCGGGCGGCCGTCGATGGCGTAGTCCGCCAGCCAGTCGAGCCCGCCGTCGATATTGGTGAGTACGGCATCACCGAAGCCGGCCTGGCCGCCGCGCCACACGGGGCAGCCCATGGCGCCGGCGTGGTAGGTGACCGGCTCTCGCAGGCGATCGATGTAGATCTCGGCGGCGCGATACAGGCCGCGCGAGAATCGCAGTGTCACGGGCGCATCGCTGCCATCCAGGGCATCGATCTCCAGCAACCACTGCGGCGCGCCGGGCAGCATCATGCCTGCACCATCTGGCGGACGCGGCGGCGAATGTCAGCCACGTCATTGCTGGTGGTTTCGCCGCGCTCGCGCACGTCGGCAAAGCCGGCGCTCAGCAGGCCAACCATGGCGCGTAGCTGCCGGTTCTGCTCGCGCAGCTCGGCCACGGCCGCGCTGTCGCCGCCGGCGCCGGCGGCGCTGGCTGAGGCAGGCGAGGTGGCTTCAGGCAGCGGCACTGGCCCGGACACGGTGACCACCGGGCCGGTGGTGGCAAACGCTGCCGGCTCTGCGCTGCCGCCGGCGGCGATCTGCTGGTAGCTGGCGATGGCGTCTTCGAGCGTGACGACAGCCTCGGTCAGGTCGATCAGCGCCCCAACCTGCTCGGTGATGGCATCGAGCTGCTCCTGCGCGATGTCGCGCTCGATGTCGGCGGCGCCGATCGCGCGGTCGAGTATCGCGGCGGCGCGGTCGCGGTCGGCGAAATAGGCTGCGCCGGTGGCGTTGTATTCGCTGCTGGCCTCCAGCCAGGCATCGATCGCACCCTGCAGCTGGCGCTGCGCGTCGATATCGCCAACAGACGCCAGCGCATCCAGGCTCTCGACGCGGGCCGCCGTTTGCGCGTACGCCTGCTCGGGCGTGAGCCGTGCAGCTGCGCCCGAGAACAGGGTGCCGCGGTATCCCTGCAGCTCGGCGCTGATGTTGGCGTACTCGTCGACCAGCGCCTGCAGGTCGTCTGCCTGCCGGCGGTAGGCCCCGCGCAGGATGTCGGCCGCATCGTTTACGCGCTGCGCCTCAGCTTCAAGCGCACTTTCGTTCGCAGCGCTGAGGATTTGCTGGCGACGGATCGCGTACAGCTCATCCAGCGCCAGCAGCGCCTCGGCGTTGTCGGCGTTGGCCTGCCGCCGACGGGCGAACTCGGCATCCAGGTCGAACAGGTCGGCATCGATGCCGGTAAGGCCGGACCGGGTGATCTCGGCACGGATGTCCGCGACTGCCTGAGCGCGGGCCGCCGCCAGTTCGCGCTCTGCTTCCGCCGCTGCCTCGGCGGCGGCGATCGCTTCATCGTTGGCGCCCTGGATGATCGCGTTGCGCTCGATCGCGTACAGCTCATCCAGCGCCAGCAGCGCCTCGGCGTTGTCGGCGTTGGCCTGCCGCCGACGGGCGAACTCGGCATCCAGGTCGAACAGGTCGGCATCGATGCCGGTAAGGCCGGACCGGGTGATCTCGGCACGGATGTCCGCGACTGCCTGAGCGCGGGCCGCCGCCAGTTCGCGTTCGGCTTCGGCAGCCGCTTCGGCTGCGGCGATCGCTTCATCGTTGGCGCCCTGGATGATCGCGTTGCGCTCGATCGCGTACAGCTCATCCAGCGCCAGCAGCGCCTCGGCGTTGTCGGCGTTGGCCTGGCGGCGCCGGGCGAATTCAGCGTCCAGGTCGAACAGCTCGGCATCAACGCCGGTGAGACCGGACCGGGCGATCTCGGCGCGGATATCGGTCACCGCCTGGGCGCGAGCCTCCGCCAGCTCGCGCTCGGCTTCAGCGGCGGCTTCTGCGGCGGCGATGGTCTCGGCATTGGCGGCCTGAACGATTGCGTTGCGCTCGATCGCGTACAGCTCATCCAGGGCCAGCAGCGCCTCGGCGTTGTCGGCGTTGGCCTGCCGCCGGCGGGCGAACTCGGCGTCGAGGTCGAACAGGTCGGCATTAACGCCAGTGAGACCGGACCGGGTGATCTCGGCGCGGATGTCCTCGGCCGCCTGGGCACGCGCAGTCGCCAATTCGCGTTCAGCCTCGGCAGCCGCCTCTGCCGCAGCGATGGCCTCATCCGCTGCCGCCTGAACGATCGCGTTGCGCTCGATCGCGTACAGCTCATCCAGCGCCAGCAGAGCCTCGGCGTTGTCGGCGTTGGCCTGGCGGCGCCGGGCGAATTCAGCGTCCAGGTCGAACAGCTCGGCATCAACGCCGGTGAGCCCGGACCGGGCGATCTCGGCGCGGATGTCCGTCACCGCCTGGGCACGGGCCGCCGCCAGTTCGCGCTCTGCCTCCGCCGCCGCCTCGGCGGCGGCGATGGTTTCGTCAGCCGCGGCCTGTTCGATCTGCTGCCGACGCACGGCATACTGCTCATCCAATGCGAGGAGCGCCTCGGCGTTGTCGGCCAGCTGATCGCGGCGGCGGGCAAACTGCTGGTCCAGGTCAAACAGCTCGGCCTCAAGGCCCGTCAGATGCAGTCGTTCGGTTTCGGCCTGGATCTCCGCAGTTGCCCGGGCGCGGCTTTCCTCGATCGCCAGCGCTGCTTCGGCCGCGGCCTGCACGATGCGCAGGCGGTCCTCGGAGTACCAGGCCTCCACAGCATTGATGTCGGCCTCCAGCCGCTCGGCTTCTGCAATGTCGCGGGCTCGGCGCTGCTCCCAGTCATAGAGATCCAGCGCCTCACCGTCCAGCCCCTGGCGGGCATTGAGATCGCTGAAGCGCAGGTTGAACGCATCGCGTTCGGCCGACAGGTCGGCAACGGCACCGCCGGCCTCGGCGGCTGCGCGCTTCAGATCTTCCAGCGGGTCGATGATGTTGGCGTCGAACCCGAGATCCTCGGCCTTACTGCGCCACGCCTCCAGCTCGCGATCCAGCCGCACCGCGGCCAGCTCATCGGCGGTGAGCGTCAACGCCTCGATCTCGTCCCGCAGGTCGTCGCTGAACTCGGCGCGGTCGGCCTCGCGCCGCGCAAGCGTCTGGTAGTAATCGTCCAGCCCTTCGCTCAGCTGGCTGATCACCGTCAGCTGCTCGACCCCCGCATCGGTAAACAGGTTGATGCCGGATACCAGATCGGCCAGCCCCTCACGGCTATCAGGCAGCGACATGGTGACCGTTTCGAGTGCGCTGCCAAGCTGCCGCTCCAGCCGGTCAAATGCCTCGCCCTCGGTGAGCACGGTGTCGAGCAGATTGCCCATGTTGCTGGCGAAGGCCTTGAGCCCGCCCGCTTGGTCCGTGAGCCTGTCGAAGACGCCGGCCATGATCTCGCCGTCCGATCGCGTCCGCACGTTCGGGATCAATGCATCCCCCGTATTCGGCAGGAAGCCGTCGATATACACCCGCAGGGAGTCGGGGATGGCATCGAGGTCCACGCCGAGATCACCCAGCGTCGACCGCGCAATCTGCGCCGTGGTCGCCAGCCGCGTCAGCGTTTCGCCGAGCCCCTCGCCGATGTCCTGGAAGGTCTCGATGTAGGGCACAACCGCCTGCGCCACATCGTCGAACATGGCCGAGAACGTTTCGGACAGCGCCTCGTTGATCTCCTCGCCCGACTTGTTCTGGAAATCGATTCGAATGAGGTCGATCTCCAGCGAGTCGAATGCAGCCTGCACCTCGGCCTGCGCAACCCCCAGCAGATCTGCAGTGCTGCTGACTGCCTCGCCGATGCCCCGCACCACCAGCGCGAACTGGCGCTCGATCTCGGCCGGCAGCGCGCCCTCCTTGATGTCATAGCTGCTGCCGCTGAAAACTCCGCCGGAGGTGCGCACGTTGGTCCACGTGCCTGCCTGCAGGTTGTCGAGCATGTCGCCGAACGAGTCGGCGAGGATCTGCACCCCCTGCCCGCGAATGCTCTGCTCACCCCCGAACACCGCGTTGCCCAGCTCGGACAATCCTTTCAGGAACAGGTCGCCAATGCCGCCCACAATGTCGCCTATGAAATCGAGACCGATATCTTCGAACAGGCTGTCGATCTGCTGCGTCACGCGCTGCTGCGCCACGGCCAACGCGCCCATCGGGCCGCTGGCGAGGATCGCGTTCAACTCATCACTTCGGCCGCCAGGCGTTACCCCGTAGTCCAACTGGTTGCGCACGATCAGCGTGCCCACATTACCGATGCTCGACTCCAGCCCGCGCAGGCTCTTGAGCATGTCGCTGTTGATGCCCACCAGCTGCTCGGTTGCGATCGCCGTCAGTTCCACACTGTTGGCGATGCTTTCGCTCATGGCATCGGGGTCGCCCAGGACACGGCCGCGCGGGTTGAATGTGGGCTGGGCTTCGCCGCCACCGCCGCCGCCACTTCCGCCGGCGAAACTGACGGCGACGCCGAGGCCGCCAACAATCGCAGCCATGGCCGCCATGCGCGGGATGGCGCTGTAGGGATCACCGCCGCCCTGGTTCAGGATCGCGGCAACCCCCTTGGGCACCAGGGTCTGAATCGTCATTGCCAGCTCGGCGGCATGAAATGCCGTGCTGAGCGCCTGCAGCGTCCTGTAGCCCTTCGAGTTCTCGTCAAAAAAGCCGCTGGCGGCGCCGGCCATCTGGCCGTATGCCCCAAGGCTCTCGCGCATCGTCCGGTTGTTGATGTCGTCCTGGAACTCGCGCAGCTTGTCGGCGTCTCCCGCCGCCTCCTTGTACGCCGCGGCCATGGCCTTGCCGCTGGCCTTGCTGACGTTTGTCAGCGTCTCGAAGCCATCGAGCATGCCGAACAGAGGGTCGCTGACCGTACCCAGCGCCTCGCGCATCGTTGCCGCGGCGCTGGAGAATCCGTCGGCATTGAGGAAGGCGTCAATCTCCTTGCGCGCCTCGGAAACTTCGTCGGCGGTGCCCTTCGCATCGCCTCGGATGGCATCCCAGTACACGGCCCGAAGCTGGTCGGCGCGAGCCTGGTACTCCGCCGGGTCCATCCCTTCCGCTAGCGCCTGATCGAGCGCTGCAATCTGCGTTTCAAAGGTCGCCAGCGCAGCTTCACGCTCTGTGGCGCTCGCCTTGATCGCATCCGCGAGATCTTTTTCCTGCTGCTGGCGCGCCTCCAGCTGCGCGCGCCGCTGCTCGCTCAACGCGATCTGTTGATCGGTGGCGCCGTTGGCCTCCATCGTTGCGATCCGCAACGCTGCCTGGGAGTCGCGCGTGCCATCCATCAGTTCCAGCTGGCGGGCAATCAGAGCATTCTGTGCGTCCAGTGATTCGCGGTACTTCGCGACACGCTCAGCGGCCTCTTTGGCTTCATCGCTCAGCCCGCCCATCGCGTCAGCCTGCGCTTCTGTGGCCGCGGCGCCAGATGCAGAGGCTTCCTGGTACCGCCGCAGCTCGGCGCTCAGAAATGCAATGCGCTCGGCTAGTCGATCCATCTCGCCCTGCACCGAGGCCGCTGCGCCACCGTTACCCTGCCGGGCGTACTCGTCACGCAGCTCGGCGAGCTGCCCCATGGCGCCGGCAATGCGCTGAATCTCCGCGTGCGTGGCGCTGAGCGATTCTTGATCTTGTTCCGAGATGATCGGCCCACCGCGCTTGAGGCGTTCGGCCTCATCCGCCAGTTCGGTGATAGACCGCACGGCCTCGTCCAGCTCGAACCGGTCGGCGGCATCCTTTGACCGGGTCAGCCACAGCACCAGCCCGGTCAGCCCCAACACTGCAGCGCCGATCGGGCCGCCCACCAGCGCAGTTGCCGCCCGAAGGCCGCCCATAGCTGTGGCCGCCAGGCGGCTGCCCAGGGCGAGTTGAGTGGCAGCCGCAGCGCCCTGCGCCTGCGCGGCCGCCGTTGCCTTGGTGGCGACCGCGAGCTGCGTCTGCAACCCTGCCTGCTGGCGCCCGAGTACCGCCAGCGAATTGGTGGCTGCCGTGCGCTGCGCAATCGCAGCCGCGAGCTGCTGCTCGGCACGCGCCAGCATCCCACTTGCTGCGGCCTGAGCACCGGTCGCCCGGGTCGCTGCCATGGTCGCCTCAGCCTCGGCGACACGCGCATTTGCGACCGCGAGACTGCCCTGCGCCTCTTGCCGAGACACCGCGACCACCCGCAGCGTTTGCTGCAGATCCACCACACGCGCTTGCGTCATGCGCGCAAACGATGCGGCCGCCGCCTGGTTGACGGCCAGCTCCTGCTGTCGCGCGAGCACAACCCGGCCGGTAGCGGCGGCCGTCTTGGCGATCTCGGCCGTCAGTCGGGCGCCCATCACCGATGCCAACACAATGCCGGTATTGACTGCCGCCTCGGCGATCAGGTCGATGTTGTCAGCTACAGCCAGATACGCCGGCGCCAGGGCAATATTGGCCTGGTCGCCGGCGTCGAGGAACTTGTCTTGAATCGCCGCCTGCATGCGATCAGCTGCGAACTCAGCCTCCTGCGCCATCTTGGAAAACGCGGCGCCCGTTTCACCGCTGCGCTCCGCCATTGCGTCGAGGTTTCGCTCGAACGCCTTGGCCTGATTGCCGGTGAGCGCCATCACGGCATTGATGGCCTCCACCCCGCCAAACAGGGTCGCCATCGCATCCTTGTTGCCGTGCGTCTTGTCGCGCACATCCTGCAGAAAGCCGGCCAGCCCCTTGGCAGCCAGGGCCTGGCTGTCGAATTTCAGGCCGAGCTGGCCGGCGAGATCCTGCGCCTCGGCGGTGGGCTTGAGCACCGCCACCAGCGCGCCGCGCACTTGCGTTACGGCCTCGGTGGTCTTGACGCCTCCGGTGGTGATGGCCGATACCGCAGAGACCAATTCGGTAAACGGCACGTTCAGCCCGGCCGCGATCGGTGCGACCTTGCCGATGCTCTGGCTCAAAGCATCAATCGTGGTCTTGCCGGTGCGCATGCCGACGAACAGGGTGTCCGACACATCAGTCGCGCCCGCAACCTTGTCGCCGTAGGCGTTGAGCACGCTGGTCAGACCGTCGGCCGCGACCTCGATGTCGGTTATGCCGCCGATCGCGAGCCGATTCGAGGCGTCCAGCGTGTCGATCGCGGCGGCGCCCTCCTGCCCGGCGCTGATGATCTGGTACAGCGCGTCCGCCTGCTTCGTTGCCGAGATACCGAACTCGCGCGCCTGTGCACGGATCTGCTGGGTATACTCGTCCAGCTCGCTCGTGTCGGACAGCAGCGTGCTGATCTCGGCAATTTCCCGCCTGAATTCCCGGGCGGCTTCTGCCGTTCGCAGCAGTACGGCGGTGCTGGCCCCCACGGCGCCAACCGCCGCCGCAACACCCAGGATGCGAGCCCGGGCGCCTACCGTCATCTCATCGATCCCGCCGCGAACGTTCGCGAGCGCAACGCGCGTTTCCGCGCCCTGGTCGCCGAGCTGCTTCATCTCCTGGCGCGTGCCGCGGATAGCGTTGACGCCACCCCGGTTATCGCCGGCGAGGACAAGCTCCAGTTTGAATTGACGGTTCCCGGTCATCGTGTCTTCTTGTGATTCCCGCTGCTGTTCCGTTCGCGTTCGCGCGCCTTGCGCCATACCTCGAGCACGCCGACTTCAATCACCTGCACGCGGGCCAGCGTCTCTGCCGTGTCACTGACCTGGTGCATGCGCATCACGCACTCGACGGCGGGGTAGTCCAGGCCGGTCGCACCGGCCATGCCGGTGCGCCACTGCGTGCAGCTGCCGCAGAAGACCTGCACCGCATCCCAGTTGGCGTAATCAACCTCGAACATCGGGTGCTCGGCCGCCGCGCGGGCAGCGGCCGATGCCTTGATGCCGAATGCCCGCAGGTCATCGTGCAAACTCTCTTGTCCGCTCGCTGGGGCGTCGGCCCATTCGCGCGCGAACGCTAGGAGTTTTTTCGCTGCGACTCGCCCGGCTTGCGTCGGGTTCGGCTGACGACATTCATCAGCTCGCGCCGGTAGGGCACCAGCGCCACGAGATCCGCGAAGTTCTCGGGCGTGTACGGGATCTCCTGGTCATCAGCGCTTTCGAGCTTTCGCCAGCCGAGCACGTTCGCCTCCAGGTAGTCGACCGCTGACAACGGCGGCAGCGCCTTGTCATCCTGCGTCCCGGTCAGTGCCTTGGCTTCCTGCTCGAGCTCGTCGACATCGGCCGGCAGCCGCACGAGGACCTGGAACGTGTCCTCAAACGTTGTGCCCAGGTCGTCGCGGTGCGTCACGACCACGTCTTCCCACACCTGGTTCTTCTGTCCACGCTTCAGTTTCAGTGCCATGGCGCCCCCTTACTTCACGGTGATGATGAGTTCGTCATCACCATCGTTGAGGGTGGGAACCAGGCGCAGGTTGAAGGGCGTGACCGACAGGCCCTGGCTGTCGCTGTCTTCGCCCATCATCAGCTGCGCCTTGGCGTCGAACTGCACGATGTTGCCGGCCTCGGTGCCATGCACCAGGTTGATCGGCACCACCTCGCATTCGCGCACCGTCTCGTAGAAGTCGTAGTCCGCAAGGGCGACGGTTTCGAGCGTCATCGCGCCGCTGCCGTCGCGGTCGGTGATGAGCACGGCTTCGTTGCCCACCACATTGCGGTAGCTCACCGTCCAGCCCGCATTGAAAGTGAACGACTCAGCATTGGCGGCGAAGGCGTCAACCGTAAACGTCGGCGTGTTCACGGCATTGACCGGGATCGGCTCGACGAAGGCATCGAAGTCCGGCTCGCCGAATGCAACGGCGGTGGGGGCTGCGTTCCACAGGCCCCAGAACTCGAAGCTCATTTTCGGCAGGCCTTCCTTCGTCAGCCCGAACGACACGTTGCCGCGCACGCCCTGCATCTTTTGCAGCTTGCCGTCGTGGTTGAAGTACATCGTGCCCCACTCGAAACCCTCGCTGACGGGCGCGTAGACGACGCTCACACCCTCTTCAACGGTCTCGGAGAATCCGCACATGCGCAGCAGCGCGCCCCAGGGCGGTACATCGCCCGCGGCGCCGGCGCCGCTGATGTCGACATCGCAGGTCAGCTTGGCGTGGGTGCCGGTGTAGATGCTCTTGCCCGCGCCGAGATTGCGCCGGTCGTAGTCCAGCACAACCGTCGCGCCCTGGAACGGCTGGAACTTCAGGTTGCTGGTGAGAATCGCGTTGTCTGCCGCGGTGGGCACGGCGTCGGTCGGGTATTCGCCCGCGCCGATCTTGGCCATCAGCAGGCGCTTGTTGTAGAGCTTGTTGCTCATGACGTGGGTTCCTCGTTGTTGTTGGGGGTGGTGGTGTCAGATGCCGGGGGTGAGCTCGCTTTCGCGCCGGCGCTAGCGGCATCGGCATCGGCATCGCCGAACCGGGCGCCGCGGGGCTGCTTCGCTTTCGCCGGCGAAGAATCTCGCGCCGGGGCGCTCGTCTCGGTTGCGCTGCGTGAGGCCGCATCGGTCTCCTGCACGCGCTTCCCGTTGCGCAGATAAAAACGTCCGCCTGTATTCATGGCGTGGATCTCCAGTAGGTGCGGGTGGCGTACACATCCACCCACCAGGTTTTGCTGCGGTCGAGCGCGAGCACTTCGCCCTCGACGAAATGCGCGACCGAGCGCGTGCCCGGCAGCGTTTTGCCGTGGGTGGCGCTGGCGGCTTCGCGACGACGCTGTATGAGCTCGCTGCTGGGGCATACGATCTGCAGGCCGATCTGGCCCTCGATGTCCTGCTGTGTGAGCGTGGTGCCGTAACCAGACTCGGCACTCAAGGCCTTGTCCTTCAGCGGCACGACATACAGCGCCGGGGTGTCGGTCAGTTCCGGGTCGGGCTGCAACGTGACGGCGACATCCACCCGCGACCAGCCCAACGCCAGCAGCGTTGGCTGCAGCCAGTCGGCGATCGCGCGCGGGTCCAGCAGCTCGATGGTGCTGCTCATCGCGTGCACACCAGCCGCGTCACGCCGGCGCCCATGGCCTGCACGTCACCGATGCTCAGCTCGGTTTCGTTGGGCCGCGCCAACAGCGTCACGCTGAGCTGCTCGCTCATCTGCTTGCGCGTCAATGCCGGCAAGGCCGATTGCAGCAGCTCCAGCGTGTACACGAGGGTGCCAACGGCAAAGTCGTCGCCGGCATCCGCGAAGCGCTCATCCACCACCGCCTTCGTGTCCGCGCTGTTGCCCGGCCAGGTGAGGCGCACCGGCTCGCCCAGGCGCGCCAGCATGGCGCCCTGCAGCGAGTCGTTGAAATGGGTGGCGAGCGTCATGGCGTCGTCGTGTCAGAAGGCTGCCCCGGCGTGTGGCGTCCGTGCCTCACGCCGGGGCTGGCACTCAGGTCATCTTCGCCCGGAACAGCACTTCCGGCCGGGTGCAGTACGTCACCGGGTTCGACTGGGCATCCAGCTCCACCCAGCGGCCCTTCTTGTCCGGCGTCGCCTTCACGTACTTGGGCAGGCCCATGGTGTTGACGGTCTCCATCCAGTTCGCCGGCGCGTACACCGTCTCGAACAGCCGCTGCACACCCACCGGGAAGAACTGCGCCTTGCCGGCGCCGATAAAGGGCACGCCGCCGACACTGCCGCGGTACTCCTCGAAGTCGATGCCGGCGTAGTGGAAGGTGCGGCGCGCCGAACGCTCACGCAGCGCCTGCCCGTTCTGCCAGCGCTCATACGCCGCGACGCACTCGACATGCGATACCAGCGCGTCAAAGAACGCGCTGTCGCAGTAGCAGTGGATACTGGTGTACGTGGCCGAGCCTAGCGCATCTTCGATGCCGCGAATCGTCGCGTTGATCTTCTTGCGAACGGCGCCGGCAGCGGGCGATGCGGCATCGAGATCGTAATCAACCTCGGCGGGCTGATTGATGCCGAACAGGGTGAACAGGTTGTACAGCGGGCTGGCACCATCGGCATCGAGGACGATGCCCTTGAGCGCGCCCATGCGATGGTGCTCGAGCGTGGCTTCGAGCGACATCGACATGGTCTCCAGCTTCTCGTTCACCTTTTCCTGCACACCGAGCAGCTCGCTCTCGGAGCCAAAGGCTCGGACGTTCTGCACTTCGTCAGCTTGCAGCACGTCTTCGACCGGCAGATGTACGGCGTTAATCGGCACCAACTTGCGCCCGTTCTTCTGATTCTGCTTGGCGGGCGCGCCGCGGTCGGCGGCGGGCACCAGGTAGATTTGCCCGTCGCGGCGCTCCAGGCTGATCTGCGTGGTGCTGATGCCGCGCTCGTTGAACAGCCCAAGCCGGCCGATCTGGCCCGGCACAAACGGCATGGCGTTGATGGACGCCGTGAGCGCCCGCATGCTGAACGCACCGGAGGTCGCATTGAAAACGTCGAGATTCATTTCGGGTGACTCCGGTTAGCGAACGATGATGCCGAGCGCGAGCAGCTCGCCGACGGCAGTTTCTTTGTTGGGCCCACTGATGCCCTCGGGCCACACCAGGTCCTGGTCATCCACCTCGCAATCGCGAACGTGGACAACGCACGACGTGTCGGCGTCGCTGGCATCAACCGCGGCAAACAGCACGCCGACGGCTTCTTCCTCACCGGTTTCGGCGGCGGGCGCCAGCTGGGTCAGCAAGCCGGTGCTGGTGATACGCCCCAGCACGGTGCCGGCCTGCAGGTTCTGGCCTTCGGCCAGCGTGTCCGACTCGCGCGAGCGCATGCCGTTGGCCTCGCTCACGATGTGCTCGCCCGGGTGGTTGGGTTCGATCTGCATGTCAGTTACTCCCGGTTATGCCGACTGGCCGCCGCGAAACGTCGCGGCGCGCTTGGCGAAAATGTCGGAGGCGTTGATCACCGCGCCGCCGCCCTGGGTAGCAGCCGCAGCTGCGGCCGCATCAGCCCCGCCATCGCCCACAGCAGGCGTGCCGGTCCGCTCCATGGCGGCGGCCAGCGGATCGGCCGGGGCAGCCGCAGTGGCGGCAGCCTTGGGCGACACTGCGAGCAGCGCGCTGGCGGCCTCGACGGTCTGGTCGGTTTCAAACGCCAGATGCTTCGCCATGTCGGCGCGGCCCTCGGCGTTGGCGTGATTCAGAATGCCGGCGATACGCGTCCGCTCGGCAGCGGCGCCAGCCTTCACGCCCTCCGCCTTCGCTTCGGCCTTGGCCGTTTCCAGCTGCTGCGCGGTAATGGTGGCCGCGCCGTTCTCTTTTTCACTCATCGTGGTTTTCTCCGATTGAGAGTGGGATGCCAGGCGGAATGAACGGCCGCCAAACCGTGTTGATTGGGACAGGAGGTGCTCGACGCACTCGTTGAACGAGCCAACCCGGTCGGCCAGGCCGGCATCAACGCCGAGCTGGCCGAGGAACACCCGCGCCTCGGTGGCGCGCACGGCGGCCTCACTCATGCCGCGATGCGTGGCCACGGCGCTGGTGAACATGCCGTACAGGCGATCGATGTCCGCCTGGATGTCATCGCGCACCGCTTTCGGCAGTGCTGCATAGGGGTGGCCGTCGACTTTGTGTTTGCCGGCGTAGATCCACGTGACCGCACGGCCGCGCTTTTCCATTTCCTCGCTGACATCGAGGTGGGCCGTGACCACGCCGATGGAGCCGGTGTAGCCGCTGCGCGCCACCCACATCGAGCCGGCCGCGCTGCCGAGCAGGTAGGCAGCAGACGCGGCCATTTCGCTGGCGATGGCGGTGATGGGTTTGGTGTTGCGCGCCGAATGGATCAGCGCCGCGAGATCAAATGCACCCGCAACTTCGCCGCCGGGGCTGTCCACCTCGAACAGGATCTGCTCGACCTCGCTCGAGGCGAGCGCGGCGTTGAACATGCTCTCGACGGCGTCATAGCTGGTCATGCCGCTGTAGCCCAGGTAGCCGCCGCGCTGCACCAGCGTGCCGATCACCGGGATCGCAGCAATGCCGTCGCGGAGGTAATAGCCACGGTCGCTATACGAGAAGCCGGCGCTACGGAATGTGGCTGCGGCAGCGTCAGGCGTTTGCGTCTCCACCGGCTCTTGCGGCGCGGCGGCCTCAAACCCCAGCCGCTCGCTGAGCACGCTGAGGATGATGTCGGCCTTCGCCTGGGCGATCAGCAGTGGGGTGTTGAACACCCGCGCAGCGATCATCGGGTAGTTCATGCGCTCACGCATCGGCCAGCTCCTGCCGCTCGGCGCGGTCAGCCGCGTCGGGGTCATCGTCGGGTTGGGGGTCGTCCATGCGCGCAGCGGCACCGTTGGCGGCACGCTGAACCCGCGCGGGCAGGCCCAGCTGAATGCGCTTGCGCTCCTCGCGGGCGCGCTGTTCCATCACCTCCTCCCAGTCCTCGCCCTGCTCCATGCACAGTTTTTCGAGGGTGGTGGTGCCCTGGTCCAGCGCCTCGGTGCGCGCCTTCATTTCCTTCAGCTCGTCAATGTGGCCCTTGGGGGCGCCGATCCACAAGCAGCGCGTCCAGGCGCTCTTTGCCTCATAGAACGAGGGCGCGCCGGTGGGCACCTCCACGTCGCCGCGCGAGATGGCCTCTTCGAGCCAGGCCGCATACACCTGGGTGGCAAAGCGGCCGGCAATGTGATGCCGGCGGCCCATGAAGAATCGCCAGCCCTCCAGCATTGAGGCGCGCGCGCTGGAGTAGTTGGTGCGCGTGTAGTCGCGCGTCAGCTCCTCGTAGCTCATGTTGAGCCCGGCGGCGATGTGCCGGTTGACGGCAGCCTCGAACTGCTCGAATGCAGCCACCGGCTGTTGCGGCGCGGTGAGCGTCAGCTTTTCACCGGGCACCAGATGGGCGATGCCGGAGCTGCCGAAACGGATATCGGCGCCTTGGTGGTAGGCGCCCTGCATATCCATGAATCCGCTGATCGCAGACTGAGCATCGCTGCCGCCGAGGGCGGCAATAATCTCGGGCGAGCCCATGCTGGTCTCGATCACCGCCGCGTACATGGCGTTGATCACCGCCGCCTGCAGCGTGGCTTTCTGCCAGTGATCCTGCATCTTCGCCTTCGGCAAGATCGACGTGAAAACGCTCTTGCCGCGAGTCTGGCCGACCTCGGCGTCGTACACGTGGATGACCTGGCGACGGCCCCATGCGGTTTCCGCCGGCACCCGGCGCCAGCGGCGGCCATTGCTCACCGTGTCGTACCAGTACTCGCTGGGGTGTCCGGCGCGGATGTGATAGGCCAGCGGCGCGCCGTGCTCGTCCATCTCCACCCCGCCACGCAAGCGGTCGCGGTCGGTGGCATCGCCGGGGTTGCTCAGCCGCTCCGGCGCGATCATCTGCACCGTCGTGGCGTAGTGGTGTTTGCTGCGCGGCAGCCACTCCAGGGTCGCGAGCATCTCGTTGTTGCTGAGGTAGCTGCGGTAGCCCTGGGCGAGCAGGCCGCTGAAGGTGAGCCGGCGGCGCGCATCGCAGTAGCAGTCGACATCGTCGGCCCACTGCCGCCACTTGGCCTCGACGTTGCGCTGCCACTCGTCAGCCCACTCGGCCGACAGCCCAAGCGCGCGCCAGTCCGGCTTTGCGCTCAGCCGCAGATTGGTGCCGATGACCTTGTCGACATGCGTTTGCACCGCGCCGCTGGCAATGCCGTTGTTGCGGATCAGGTCGCGCGTGCGCGCCACGATGTCGCCCCACTCCGGCAGCACCTCGACATCCGGCGAGCTCAGCATCGGCGCCCAGTGCCGGGTCTCCGTCCGCTGATGATCTGCAGCGTGATGCGCGGCGCCCTGCCCGCGAATGGCCGAGGCCATGGGCCGGCCCTGGTGGTCGACCAACGACGGTGCGGTAGCGGCGCCGGCCTGCATCAGAAGCTCACCGAAATGAAGCGGCGCCGCGTGCAGGCGGCATCACGCGCCACCTGCTGCTCGGCCCACCCAATAAACTTGGTGAGCACGCCCACGTCCTGCGCTTCGTGCTCGCGCCCCGCCCAGCGAAACCGCTTGCCGGCCAGGGCGAGCTGCAGCTGCTCGCGGGCGGTCTGGAGGAGCTCAGCGTTGGTGGGAGTTGCCATGCCGCATAGGCTGCGGCGGGGTCATGTGACAAAACTAGGCAAAGATTGTCACTTTCTGAAAAATCGCTTATTGATTGGGATGTTGGCGCTGTTGGTGGAGGCGATCACGCGCCTCCAGGCGCTTGCTGAGTCGCTCGACCGAGGCCTCGAGATGCCGCACACACTCGGTCGTCGTGGCCTGATTGGTCTCTGTCGATCGCATGCGGGTAAACAGCTCATTCATCCCGGCCTGTATCTGGGTGAACGTCAGCCGCAGGAACCACCCCACGGCCGCCAGTAGCAGGCCGACGAACGCCGTCAGGATCAACGAGAACGGCACCTCTACAGCGAGAACCTCAGCCGCCATTTCGCAGCACCCAGCGTTGCAGCGCGCGGAACCGTTCCAGCTCCACCGCGCAGCTTTCGAGATCTACAGCGACCGCAAGTGCGAATGCCCTTTCGCCGGCGAAAGCGTTGCGGTCTGCCGCATGGTTTCCAGCGGCGGCGGCGGCCGCATCAGTTCGACTGGGGCGCTCGGGCACTGGCGGATCACGCGGGGCGCACTGGCGCACGACACGCTCAACAACGCGCTCAACAACAGGGCGATTTTCATCAACGGTGTCCTCAAAAGTTCGGGTTTCCTCGATACCGGTTTGCAGGCCGCGCACCTCGCTGGTGGCGGCCGCGGCCTCCTGCACGGCGTCGGCCGCGGTGAGCGCATCCAGGGCACTGCCGAGCCGGAGCGTTTGCACCGCCACCGCCACGGCCAGCGACGCTGCCAGCACCTGCCAGCGCGCCGCCCACAGGCCCTTAATCCAGGCGAGGTGCGGCATCACTTGCGGCCGGTTTGTGGGCAAACGTCGCGGCGACGTTGGAGCCGGCGAATATGCCGAGGGTGATGTTGACGGTGGCCACCCATTCCGCACCCGATAGCCAACCCAGCAACGCGCCCAGCATTGAGCCGCTGAGCGCGGCGAAGCACAGAATGAATTTAGTACCGGTGATGCCGCGCAGCAGGCGGTCGCGGTGCGTCATTGCGGGCACGCTTGATCAGCCATGGCCGATACCCTCGCGCACCTGGTCGGCCACGCGAACGCGCAGCCAGCCCCACAGCCACCGCTCGTCTTTCTCCCGGCGCTCGGCCAGCTCGGTGTAGTACGCGACCTGCATGCCGTTCAGCGCGACAAACAGCACCTGCTCGCCGAGCGTGCCGCGCCGCGCGAGGAACGCCTGCAGCGCCTCCGCCGTTTTCGCGCCGCACCGCCCGTCGACCACCAGGTCGGCGTAATGGCGGCCGCGATCATTATGGACGTTGAGCTGCCGCTGCAGCATCGTCACCGCCGCCCGCATCGGGCAATTGACGCCCGTGTCCATCACCTCGGCCGCGATCAACATCGAGTGCTCGCCGAGCAGATGCAGGCCCGGGTCGATCCAGTACATGCGCTCGTAGATCTGCGCCGCCTCGTCGCGCGTCAGCGCCGCCACCTCATTCGGCGTCACCGCCCTGCCCCGGTACCGCGAAAGCGTCGCCTGGGTTATCCCCCAGCGTGTCGGCCCGCCGCTATCGCTGGGATCGTTGGTATAGCGGTCACCCTCGGCGCGGATGATGTCGTCGATGATCGAACGAGGCGATTTCATGCACGGCAGGGTGCCGCGACGTCATGTGACAAAACTAGGCAAGGATTGTCACTTTCTATCTGGTGCGGTCAGCTGCAACAGACTCGGCGCACGGTCCGCTGACAGACACCGAACTCCCGTGCGGTCATCTCCATGTTCTCGGTGATACTGGCATCTCGCCGCCGTGCGTCGAACGCGAGCCGCATCGCCTGGTCGCGCACTTGCCGATTGAGCACTCGCAGATAGACCCGGCGGCCGCCGACATCGCCTTGCGTGCGCGCGATCGACTCCCGGGCGAGCTGTGTCGCGCGAGCCGGGTCCATGCCGCACCGATCGGCGAGCACGGCGACGATGTTGCGTTCGAGCACGGGCCGCAGATCGTCGGTGTCGTCAAGTTCCGTGCGAGCACTGGCGGAGCTGGTCATCGGCCGCTCCGCGCTGTCCGCAGCGCTTCATCCAGGGCGGCGGCATGAACCTCGTTGTGTCGGCCGCGCATGACCTGTGCGCCGATATCGAAGAACGGGAACCGCTTGCGATAGTTCGTTTTCTCGACGGCGATGAGGACGGGCTTGATGCTGCGCTGCCCGCGGCCGTGCCGCTCCCAGATCGCGAGCGTCCGCCTGCCCTTGCCGGCTTTGCCGAGGAAATACTGCGGGAGCTTCTTGTTGCGCCGGCGACTGCGGGCGCTGCTGTTGAACGCATCGTCACTATGCATGCGCAGCGCCGACAGGATGCGCTGGTACGTGCCCTGGCTGAGGTTGCCGTAGCGGTTGAGCCGCGCGCCCTTGCCGGGCACCGCGAAGAGCTGGTCGTCGCGGAATGCGTTGTTGCGAAAATCAACAAACCGAAACGCGCGCTCGAAGCGCTTTGCGGAGCGCTCGCCGCCGTGGACCTGGGGCGCGAGATACCGGTCCGGCGCGGTGCCGCCGCTGGCCTGGTCGCGGATCTTCACCACGCGCACGAATCCGTTGCCGCCGGCCTCCTGTCGTGCGAACGTGAGCACGGAGCGTTGGGTGAAGCTGCTGGGTCGGTCGAACACAGTGGCGATAGCGACCTGCTCGGCCTTCTGCACTTCAATCGAGAGCCGCGTCAGCGCCAAGCGTTCGGCGAATCGCTGCTGCTTTTCGAATGCCTCGATCTCTCGCAGCGCGGGGCCCGCCAGGTCTCGTGAAATGGTCAGCATGATGACGGCTCCGATTAGCGGCGATTGCGAGCGCCGAGCGCACGGAACCGCGCGAGGCGGTCCTGCTCAGCTGCGGCGAGGGGATCAACATCGACCGGCGCCGAGGCGGCGGCACTTTCGCCGGCGAAAGCCGCGCTCGTTGCGGCAGCGGCTGAGGCGCGCAATCGCGCATCGGCAGCATCCCAGTCCGCGTGCGTAAACCGATGCAGGCGGACTTCCGGGTGATGCGCGGCAGCGTAGGCGTAGACCCAGGTATCCAGTGGTTCGTTGCGCTTGGCGCCGCGGCGCTTCTCGAACCGGCCCTTGTCCGGCTTGAATACTTCGGAAACCATGCCGCCGAAGAAGTCCTCGTCCAGCTCGTCCGGGAAATGAACAAGGCGCTGATCGGCGTCTGCTTTCTCGGCATCGGTGGAGAGCCGCGCGTACAACCAGTGCTTTGCGGCGACGGAGCCAACGTGGTGGATCATCACGCCGTTGCGGTCGGTGCGGCCCAGCCAGTTGACGTCCATGGCGCGCGCCTTGCTCAGGATAGGCGCGTTGTTCGCCTTGGCGCCGAAGATCGCCATTGGCCGCGGAATGCGCCGCGCACGGACGAACGCCTTCACCGCCTCGGTGCGGTGGCCGCCGGCATCGATGGCGGTGGCCAGCGGCCGCAATGTGGTGCCGCTGGCGTGCTCGATGGGGCGGTTGAGTAGATCAACGAGCGCGAGCCACACTGCCTCCTCGGCCGGGTCGCCGGGCAGCTCGACATAGTCCAGCGTCCATGCAGCCAGCCGCCTGCCCCAGCCGACTACGTGCACCGCAAGCCGGTTGTCTTGCGTGTCCACCCCGGCCGTGAGGGCGAGCACACCAAGGGGCGCGGTGCGCAGCTTGTAGGGCTCGGCCCGATCGGCGATGACGTTGTGCTTGACCGCCCGCATCGCGGGGTCTTCGTACAGCTCGGCCAGGCGATCGTTGACAAAAACCTTGAGCTTGGCCGGGTCGCCCTGGGCGTCGCGCCACATTTCGACGAGATCGAGCCAGCGCGGGCCGAGGCCCATGGGGTAATACAGCGCGTTGAGGTGATAGCCCCGCGTCTTTCGATCGGGGTAGGTCGCGACCCACCGACCGCGCGCGATCATCGCGTCTTTGTGGTGCTCCTCGATGGTAGCGCCACACTCGCGGCAGGCGTACCAGCATTCGGTGGCGTCGGTGCTCCAGTGCAGCCCGCCCCACTCCAGCGGCTGCTCGTGCTCGCAGTGCGGGCATGGCACGTGGTACCGGCGCTGGTCGCTCTCGTCCCACAGGTGGCCGGTGCGGCTTACGCCCTGCAGCTGCGGGGTGGAGATATACAGGCGGCGATAGGTGCTGCGGAACGCCGAGGTGCGGCCCTTGAGCATTTCGAGCGGGTCATCGCCCCCGCGCAGCGTCGACGCGAACTCGTCCAGCTCGTCGACAATAAGCGTGCGAACGCTGGTGGATTTGAGTCGAGACGGAGAGCCGGCGTGCTCGATGTAGAGCTGGCCGCCGATGAAATCCTTGAACTCGCGGCGGTTCGATGCATCGCGGCTATTCGTCGTGCTGAGCGCCCGCGACATTGCCGGCGTCTCATCAAGCGTGGGCTGAAACTTCTGGTCGATCCACTTGTTCATGGAGACCTCGCCCGGCAATGCGTACATCACCGGGCCGGGGTCATGGTCCATGCAGTAGCCGAGCACGTTGAGCGCGATCTGCGTCTTGCCAAACTGGATGGGGAACATCAGCACGACATCGCGAACGGTCGAGCGCGTGCTGAAACAGTCCATCGGCTCGCGCAGCGTGGGATTGCGCGAGGTGTGCCACTGCCCCGCCTCGGGGCTGTCTTTGGCTGACAGGTGCCGGTTTGCATCGGCCCATTCACTGACGGTCAACGGCTTGCGTGGCGCAACGGCGCGGCCAATGACGGCGCCGAGCCGCTCGCGCACGGCGGCGCGTGCAAGCACACCGGCCAGCGCGGGTACCGGGCCGCTCATCCCTTCGCGCCCTCGTCAGCGGAAATGCGGAGGAACTGGCGCTCCAGCTCGTGCAGCACACGCTCAACAGCATCCGCGACGATGGCGCGGCAGCGGTGCTCGTCACGTTCCGCAGCCAGCTGCGGGGCGAGCAACACGGCCAGGCCCTCGAGCCGCGCGCGCAGCTGAGTTGCTGCATCGGCCAGGTATGCCTCCACTTCGCCGGCGGGCAATAGATCCCGCATGCTGATCATGTAGTCGCGCTGCGCCGCCAGGGCGAGGTAGTGCTCGCGCTTTGCGCGAGCCTCCTGGTAGTGCCCAGTCCCCGGCGCGGGGTCGGCGGGGATCGCCCCCGTATCGTCATCACCCCGCTCTGGCGCCTCGGGCGGCGGCGCTGGCGGCAACGCGCGGGCGGCAGCATGCCGGTTGGCGACGCCCTCTTTCGACGGGTCGCGCGTCTCTTTGATGCGCGCCAGCGATTCCGCAACCCGCACTTGCCGCCCGTCCGGCGTGAGCACCAGGCGCCCATCTTTTTTGAGCTGGGTGATGTAGCTGGGCTTGAAGCCGGCAATAGCCGCGAACGCCTTGAGGCCACACGCCGCAGGAATGGCGCCCCCGCTCATTTACAACCTCCAACAACATTTTCTTTCGAGCACGCAATGGAGTGAAAAGACGCGCGCGCGAAAAAAGTACGCCTACGGATCGGTCGATGTTCCACGTGGACCACGATGGGTGCGCCGGTGCGGCATGCCGTGCGGCATGCCGTGCGGCATGAAACAACGCAGCGGCGGGCGCTGTGCGGCATGTGCGGCATGTGCGCCTTCGCGGGCGCGCGCTGCGCACACGCGCGGGCACGCGCAGGCGCACATGCGGGCGCACGCTGCATGCCGCACATGCCGCACAATCCCCGCCCCATATAGGTTTCATGCCACACAGCATGCCGCACAGGATGCCGCACATGCCGCACGGGTGGACGCGCCCGGTCACGCATGGGCGCCCCCTTTATAGTCGTTGATGGCCAGGCGAAAGCCTCGGATCTCTTCGCCGAGCCACGCTGCCTCGGTGGCGCCCGGCGGGCACTCGGCGCCATTGAAAAACAGGATGCCGTGGGGGCCTTCCATGCCGACAGTGCCGAGGTAGCGCTTGCGCGCATCCGGCACCTCGTGCCGCCGCTTGAGGACGCTGACGAGCTTGGGCATGGGTGCTGCTCGGTGCCCGCTGCGGTTGCACCAGCTTTTGTACAGCTCGTACAGGTCCTGCGACAAAACAGCACCCGCCCTCACCCCGCCGATCTCGCCAGCGGTCAGCTCGGCGTGGAACCGCGAGGTACTGTCCAGGCTGAGCTGGATCAGCTCCGCTTTGGCAGCTGTCATCGGCGGCAGGGTGCCGACATCGAATTCGCCGAGGTCGAGATTGAGCAGGTAGTGATGCAGCGCCGCGATACCACCGTCCTGGATCTCCTGCAGCACCGCGCGGTAGTAGTCGCCGCCGAGCTTCTTCGGTGTCCAGATCACGGCGTGCCGGCGGTCGTCCTCCTCGAGCACGACGGGCATCTGCTCGTTCGAGAGGAACACGATGTTGACGTGGTTCCGCTCGTTGTAGGCCGCCATGTTCTTGGGATTGATGCGGATGTTGTCGCCGGTGATGAATGCTTTGAGCTTGTTCTTGACGTGGTAGAGATCGGACCGCGCGACCACTTCGTCGGCGATCAGGAACAGCTTTTTCGAGGCCCAATCGTTGAACCGGTCCTCGATTGCGCTTTGATCGATGATGCGGCCGTACTCGCCGTAGATCTTCATCAGCGCTTCGTAGAACATATTTTTGCCGGTGCCCTGCGGCCCGTGGATCACCACGGTCGTCTTCATCTTGGCGCCCGGGTGCTGCAGCGGGTACGCGATCCACTTGAGCACCCATTGGAATAGGCCGTCGACGTTCTCGGCTTCGGCGGTGCACATGTGATAGAGCAGCTCGAGCAGGCGGTCGCACTTGCCCTCGCGCGGGACCGTGGGCCACCCACCCCACAGGTTGCACTGGATGCGGTCGTCGAGGCCGGTGGGGTCGAAGCCCACCTCCTCGAGGCGGACGATAGACCGGTCCGGGTGTTCGGCCCAGGCGCGGTGCAGGTCGCGCGTGATGCAGGCGTCCCGCATGTCGCCCAGGGCGAGCATGCAATGCTCCTGCCGGTCGAACACCGTGCCGCCCGCGCCGTAGACCAGGGCGTATCGCTCGAGCAACTCATCGAGGGTTTCGATCGGCTGCAGCGGCGCTTTCCCCGGCCCCTCGTGTTCGGTGGTGGAGCGCGCGCGGGGGGGCGCCCAGCCCAGTTCGTGGAGCTTGCGCTCGATCTGCACCCGCACCAGGTGGAGGCCCTCGGCGGCGTGCAGATCGTTGAAGTCGTTCACCTTGGCGCCGCGCTCGAGGAAGCGCCGGCGGCGGTCGGCCTCGTCGTAGAACGTCGGCAGCAGCCAGGCCCCGCCCACTTCCATCGCAGCTGCGCTGGCATTGACCATGCCGGCGTTGGTGGCGCGGTGCTCGCCGCCATGGTGCGGGCAGACCTTCGGGTGATCGTTGAGCACGATCCGCGCCTTGCAGTCGGGGTCGCGGCACTTCTGGAGGTTGTCGTCGTCCCCGGCGATCAGGATGCGCGCGCGCTTGTACCGCTGGCGCAGCTCGCGTGCCACGGCTGCGATGTTGTTGGCTGACCAGGCGACGGCTACCGGCAGGCCGGTGGCCTCATGGATGCTCGCGGCGGTGGCGTATCCCTCGGCGATGATCACCACCCACACTGGCGTCCCGATCAGGTGGAAATGACCCTTGACCGCGAGGCCCGCCGGCCAGAACTCTTTTTCCTTGCGCCTGTCGCCCCTGGCTGCTGCGCGGCTGCGGATGACCTGCAGGCCGTGGATCTTGCCGCCGGTGTCAATCAGTGGGATCACCAGCGCGCCGCCCGGCGAGAAACGCACGCCGTGCGCCCCCACCCCCTTACGGTGGAGGTACTCGGCGTCGCCATCTTCGCTGCACTTGGCCCAGGCAGCGGCTGCAGCCAGGGCGGCGCGCTCGTGCTCCCGCGCCCGGTCCTGCTCGGCGCGCTTGCGGTCCTCTTTCAGCCGGCGGCGCAGCGACTCGATCTGGTCGCGGCTCATGCGCTCGTCGCGCGGCAGCTTGACCTGATGCTTGTCGTGGTCCGCCCCGCGGAACACGCCGAAGCTGCCGACGATCAGCAGGTCGCCGTCACCGGCGGTCACCTCGTGCAGGTAGTACCAGCCCTTCTTCTCGCGCCCCTCGCCCTCGACGCGGACGCGGTGCAGCTTGCCGATCCGCAGGTCATGTTCGTCGACCAGCAGCCCGACCAGGCGCATCTGGGACACGGCATCATGCAGGTTCGTTTGCCCTGCCATTTCAGTAACTTAGCCCCCCGCTACCTACCCACAAAACGGGGTGCGAATTACCCGCGTAGCGGATTGGGGAGGAAGGACCCGTAACCGGCTGCTGTCGGTGAGGGCGGAAGACATGCGCAAGCGCCCGCGCAAGTGGCGCAATGATGCAGCGACGGGCCTCTTTGGCCTTCATGGGGGCGGGGGTCGGCATACGCGGTCAGCGGCGGAAGTGGGCGCGGCGGCGATCGTCTCGCTCGGCGCACGGCACGCAGGTCGCATAGCCCAGGTCTCGCCGACGGGCCGGGATGTCATCTCCGCAGGTGATGCACCACTCCGGCCCGCGCGGTCGCTCGGTCTGTCGGGCCCTGCGGTGGATCTCCTGGTCAACGGCTTCGAGGTATGGCGACGCCCGGTCTGCGAGATCCACGCTACTGCCCTCCCAGCCCGGTGACTGCCACGAGACGAGAACGTATCGACTGCAAAATGCCGATCGCCTTGTCCACCGCCACCAGGGTGCCGGGTGCTTTCTCGGCATCCCGCTCATCGATGACCTGGTCATCCAGCACCTCGGCCAGCCGGCTCAGCACACCGCCAGCCGCACCGGTGAAATCAGCCACGCTGGCCATGTGGCCAACTGGCGTGTCGTCAGGGATCGGCACAGCGAGCAGGTTGTATCGCGCTGCGAGTGCCTGAATGCAGCGGTCGCGGTAGGGCTGCGGCAGGCACAGCACCAGCGACTCCTCGAGATCCGCCGGCAGCCGCGTGTTGTCCACCTCGGCCATCAGCATCCGCGTGATCTGTTGCCAGTAGCGGTCGCCCCGGCTGGTGTAGTCGCCGTCGACAACTCGGAACACCACCGTGCGCGCGATGTCGGGCACCGTGGCGTGGTAGTGCATCACTACCTCGACGGCATACGGCAGCATCGCATGGCGCCCCGCGTATCGGGCCTCCAGGATGTGCCTCCACACACACTCAGCACGGGTTTCGTGTGGGCGATGGGTCATGTTGGGCTGCTCCTCAGCTGGTCTACCGTTTCGGGCATGGACACCGCCCGTCTTCTCTCACTCAAAAAGCCCGGCCGCCCTATGGCGGCCGGAAAGACCAGGCAGCCACTGGGGCTGCGAGGGAGGAGATGTGCCGGCTGCCCACAACCGCACCCGGGCCGGCCCGGGCTTGCTCGTTCCGAGGCGCTGTCACGTAGGAGCAGAACAACGCATCGAGGCCCGGCGGACGCGGGCCACACTTTGGATGCCCAGGGGATTGCGCTGGATTCATGCAGCGCTTCGCATTTCAGTGGCGCTGTTGGCAGCTGCAGCTGGAGGCGTGAGCGCGCCGTGAGCCGAAATGCCGAGGAGCCCCAGGTCACGCCGCGTGCGAATAGCCGCGCCGACGATACGGTCGGCGCAGTCTTGGTGCAGGCGCTCGGGCCACTTGTAAACAGCCTGGCGGCTGATGCCGAGGGCACCGGCCAGGTTCGCAACCGTGCCGAACGCGGAAATGGCTTGGGATTTCGTCATGGCTGACAGTTGTAACCGCAGTTACACCGCTCCGTCAACCTCAGTTACGCACGGATCTGTCAACCTTTGTTACATGTGGCCGGGCCGAGGAAATCGTATTCGCAAGCGGCGCGAGGACCTCGGGTACTCGCACGAAGACCTTGCGCGCGCGATGGGCCCGATACGCCGGGTAACACGCCAGGCAATCCTCAAGTGGGAAGCCGACGACAACATCGAGATCAAAGAAAGAAACCTCGATGCGCTTGCCCACGGCTTGGGCATGCCGCGCAGCGAGATACTCGGCGCGCAGGAGCCCGGCAACCATCCAAATCGCGTACAAGAAGAGCCTGGATCTCAATACTCAGCGAGAGGCGCCCTGCCCGGCTGGGGATTGCGGCTCCTGGACGATCTGCACAAAGCCATATCGGTGGGCGCCATCAACGAAGATGACGTCGCCGTGTTACGCACACTCGCCAAGCATCTTGCAACCCGCCGCGCCGCCTGAGTCAGGTACGCGTTTAGAACCTGCTCCAGGTTGACACAACCCCACCGCTCACGCTGAACGTAATGCAGCCGCCGTAGGTGCTGCAACGTTGGTAGATCGCGAGCGAGTTACTCCCGGCGCCAGCCTCACTGACCTTCTCGACGGGCCCAGCGCACACAAGTGCCTTCTGCAGCGGCCAACCGTTCGCAATCTTCCCGAAATCGTCGCCACACATTGATCGCCGCTTATCGTCCGTGAGGCGGCTCAGGTCAAGGTCCGCACCGTAGGGGTATCTCAGGCGGTTCCTGGCCTCAAGCTCATCAGCAAGCTCAGATAGCGAGCGTGCGGCTGGCTTTGACACCGCCTTCTGTGGCGGGGCAGACGCCCTACCCTGCTTCAGCAGCAGGTAGCCGAAGCCTCCCATCACCAACACCACCACCAACGCCATCGCTAACGCCGGCCCAAGCCCGCCGCCGCCAACTGGGGCCTGCTCCCGCGAGCCTGCTGCAATAGCTGGCGCCCCGCACTTCGGGCAGCCCCTCATCTGCGCGTCAACCCACGTGCCGCAGGCCCCACATTTCGTTGCATTCGCCATCTGCCGCTCCGTGCGATTCGATACAGCAAACACTACAGCGCGGGCCGCGCACCGGCAACGCTGCAAAGGCGTCGAGTTAACCGTGGTTACATGCCTGTCTGTAACCCGGGTTGACATTCTGATGTAACTCTAGTTACTTTCCGCTCACACCCACCGGAGTGAGCCATGAAAGCCACCGTCCAGAACAGCCAGGTTTACAGCAACCCCCTTTTCACGCTTGCCGGCAGCGACCGGGCAACGGCCCGTAACTCCGGTTACCGCTACGAGGCCGCCCGCCGCCTCGCCACGCAGGTCATCCGGGCCGAGTGGCGCCGCAACCCGCGCCGCGCTGCCGCCAACGAAATGCAGTACGCCGTGGCGAAGCGCAAGGCGCTGGACAAGCGCCGCGCCCGCAACAAGATGGCTCGCCGCAGCCGCCGGGCGCAGCGCGCATGAGTGGCGGCGACATCATCCTGCAGGTAGAGCTGCGCGCTGACAGCCGGCGCATCGCATTCGACACCCTGCAGCAGATCCGCCAGCAGCTGCCCGCAGGCATCCAGCTCGCCGATGCCTACGCCTGGGAGCGCGTAGCCCCCACCCGCTGGTACGAGCGCCTCGCCCGGCTTGTTGGCTACGAAAGCTACGAGCTGGTCCGCAAGGTAGAGGGCAACGCGTGATGGCCGGCGCTTACATCCGCATCGCCCCTCATCCATTGGACAACACCAGCAGCTGCCTGGGCGTCTACACCGACAGCACGCGTTGCTTCCCCATCTGCCACTTCACGGTGTCACGCCGCGGCCGGCGGTCTGCCTGCGGCGTGATCTACCGGCGGAGGCATGGCAGCACGATCGTCGGCAAGCGATACGTCTACGACGACGAGGCCCGCGCCGAGCTACGCCAGTACGTGCCTTTCGCCGGCGAAAAAGGGGGCGCGACGTGAGTTCCCCCTACCTTTGGATTGGGCCGAATCGGCAGAGCCCCGAAGTCCGCCATCTCTACATCTATGCGGACCGCACGCGCTTGCGGGCGCTTTGCCGCTTCACCTACAACCCGCGCGGCCTCATGTCCGGCGTCATCTACACGCACACGCCCAATGGCAGCAGCGACGATTCCATCAGCCGCCGTCACCTGTACGACGGCGAGGCCCTGGCCGAAATGCGCCAGTACGTGCCTTTCGCCGGCGGAACCGGCGGGGGGCGCGCTGCCCCGGTAACGCCGGCTGTGGCCGGGCCCATCAAAGAACCCATCGCATTCTGGGCGAGCCGACTCGCTGCCTGCGCCCGCGGCAGGAGCTACGAAGAGATGTACCGCGATTTCACTCGCGTCAGCCACTCATCGGAACGGAAAACTGCCGCCGCCACGTTCCGCAACCGGCGCACCCTGCACGCCGGGCTGGCAGCAAACGCCATCAAGGCCAGCGTCGCAGCCGGCACCAATGACCCCCTCGCCCGCTACCACATCGCCCAGGCGCGTCAGCAGCTGCTGCTCGCCAACCGCCTGGCCGAAGCACTGGACCCGCCCCGCATCGCCGGCACAGCGAAACGCCCAGGGCGCGGGGAAACGAGCGCCCAAATGCTGTGGGACGCCGCCGCCGCGCACGGCTTCGATGTCATCGCGTTTACCGAAAAGCTGCCGCCGGAGGTGAGCGCCCGCCTGGTCATTGCCGACTGCCGCCACCGCGAAACCGGGCGCCGCTACCTGCTCACCGCCACCGCATTGCCCCAGCCAGGCAACAACATCAAGGAGTAGCGTCATGTCACCCGATCAAATCGCCAAAGCTCGCGAGCGCGCCACCGAGGTTGTCAACGGCTTCCGCCGTGTCGCCGACCAGCAGGCACGCGATGTCGTCCGCCTGGCCGATGCCCTGCAGCAGCGCAACACCGAGATCGCCCGCCTGGACGCCGCGCTCAATTGCGCCGGCACCGCCAGCGGCGGCGGCAGCGCAATCAGCGACCTGCTCGCCAAGCTGAGGCCGCAGGCATGAGCGCCATCAGCACGCCCGGCCGCCCCATCCGCGCCGCCCACTACCCGCCGCGCACGCGGCTGGCGGATGTTGCCCGCCCGCTGGTCGCCGCCGGCTACACACTGCGGCAGACGCGCCAGGGCCTAGTTGCCGTGCCCGCCCAGAGTGCCCGCGCATGATCACCGGCGGCTTTGGCACGCAGTTCGACATCGAGCGCGGGGCGATGCGCAGTTGGGCGATGGGGCGCGATGGCCAGCAGCGCTGGACAGATACCGGGGCCGTAGTCGGCTGCGATCACTGCCAGGGCGCCGGCGTGTACCAGGCCACCGACGGTGCCACTGTCTGCTGCGTGTGCATGCCGCGCACCTGCCGGGTCTGCGGCTGCACCAACGACGACTGCCGCCAGTGCATCCAGCGCACCGGTGAGCCTTGCCACTGGGTCAACACGGCTGGCGACATCTGCAGCGCGTGCTACCAGCCCGGCACTGGCGCCTGATATGGCCACCGCCCTGCCCGCCCGCAACCGCCGCACCCGCAGGGGCCACCACGGCCCCTACGGCCGGCACGTGGGCGGCAGCGGCCGCCGGTGGAAACGTGGCGTGCCCTGCCGCTGCGCCGTATGCAAGCGCCGGCGCACCCTGCGCATGGAACCTGAGCACTACTACCGCCAGCACCACGCCATGTGCTGCGGCCAGCTGCTGCGTATCGATTGGTACCGCTACACCGGCGCCGAACACCGCGCCACCGTCTGCCACTGCGGCGCATACATCGGGCGCGAACCCTACCCGCACCGCAAGGGCAGCCTGTTTTGCGACCACGGCATTGCCGCCCGCGCCGGGTTTTCGTTCGCCGATGCAGGGCATAGCGAATACCTGCAATGGGAACAACAGGGCCGGCCCTTGCCAGCTGCAAATGCCCCCCGCCTGGAGCACGCCGCATGAGCCGGCAGGGCAACGCTGTGCCCATCAGCTGGCAGGCCTCCGCCGTCGAGCGCGAACTGCGCTATCGCGAGCGCGCCCTGCCCCAGCTCATCAGCCGCGGCCGCATCACCCCCGAGCGCGCCGAAATGACGCTGCGAGATCTCCGCGCCGCCCTCGCAACCCTGCGGCGTCTCAGCGCCACCGACCCCCTGGCCACCCATGACGGCCGGCGCCCACCCGAACCGCCCCCCAGCTACAGCGAGGCCGCCTCATGAGCCGCCCCCGCAGCTACCGCGCCGCCGCCCGTATCAAGCACCGCGAGCGCTGGTCCACCCGCAACCGAAAGCGCCGGTGCCGTCATCCCGCCCCGCCGCCACCCACCCCCGCGTAACCAGGAGCATCCCCATGCCAGACACCACCGCCGCACCTGCGGCCGCCAAGTTGCCGCCGACGTTCGCCAATCTCAGCCCCGGCAGCATCGCGCCCGACCCACAGCAGCCCCGGCGCCACTTTGACCCCGAGGCGCTCGACAGCCTCAAGGCCAGCATCAAAGCCCAGGGCGTCATCGAGCCAATCATCGTTCGCCCCGTGCATGGGGCCGACACAGTGCTCGCCGGCGCCGTTACCCACACCATCATCGCCGGCGAGCGCCGCTGGCGCGCCGCCACCGCCATCGGCCTGGCCGCGGTGCCCTGCGTCATCCGCACCGACCTCGTCGATGCCGATCTCGCCATCGTGCAGATCGTCGAAAACCTTCAGCGGGCCGACCTCACGCTCAGCGAAACCGCCGAGGGCGTTGCCAAGTTGGTTGCCAGCGTCGGCAACGCCAGCGCCGCCGAGCAGCTGGGCCGCAGCCCCGGCTGGGTGAGCAAGCACGCCAACATCGGCAAGCTCGCTGACCCGGTGCGCGCCCTCATTGCCAGCGACGCCATCACCAGTGCCGACATCGCGGCGGATCTCAACCGCCTGTACGAGCTCGACAAGCGAGCCGCCGAGTCGGAGATCTACCGCTTCCAGTACGGCCAGCAGCACGGCGTCGCCAAGCCCACCCGGCAGCAGATCCGCAACCGCGTAGAGCAGGCCGAAAGCGCCCGGCAGCGGCACGAGGCCGAGAAAGAGCAACGCAAGGCCCTGCGCGAGGCCGCAAAAACCGACCCCAAGGTTGCAGCCCAGCTCAGCGCCAAAAAGCAGGCCGAGGACAGCCGCAAGGGCATTCGCGAGCGCGTCTCCACCGCCAACGAGATCGGAAAGGCAGCCGCCCAGGATTTTGCAGGCGAAATCGCCAAGCGCCTGGGCCAGCGCGTCATAAAAGACGACGGATGGAGAGGCCCTGGCGTCCCCGGCCTGCGCCTACATGCTGAGCGCTATTCCGAATACAGCAGCGGCGAGCCGCCTAAATCGGCCGACGCGATGCCCTTCTTCCTGCGTTTCCAGGGGCGCCCGAACGACATCAAGCCCGCCGTTGACCTGCTCATCCCCGGCGCCCTCTACTCCGCGAGCATCGCGCGTGAAATCACCCACGCCGAAGCGCTCAAGATCGAGGCCGCCCTGGGCGGCAGCGGGCTCGAGTGCACCGCGTCCCACAAATACAAGGGGCGTCAGCTCACCCAGAAGCTGGCCGAAGCGGCCGCGCCGGCACAAGCCAGCAAGCCAGCGGCACGGGTTGGCGCTGGCAAACCGTCCGCCAAAGAGGTTGCCGAACGCCACGCCACCGGCCTGGCCCGCTTCGTCAAAGAGCACACCCGCGCATCCCCAAACAGCCGCGTGCAGTGCATCGACCTGCACACCGCCTTCAACGAGCACATCAGAAGCGCCGATGGCGAGGCAGGCGATATCCCCCTGCTCAGCATGCAAGCCACAACCTGGGGGCCATCAAGCGTCGCGGCAGGCCTCACCAAAAAGCGCTTCAAGACCGGCTACGCCTACATCGGGATCGCGCTGACAACCGAAGGGGCCCAGGCATGAGCCCCCAGCAAGCCGCCATCGCCGCCGACATCATCGAGCTGCTCGGTATCACCGGCGCCCCCGTCACGCTCACCAGCATCCGCGAGCGCATCAAGGGCAGCCAGGTCGACATCATGGAAACGCTCGATGCCCTCACCGACGCCGGCACGCTGGCATGCGAGGCCCTCGCCGGGCAGCGCCGCACCTACCAGATCGTACCGGGCGCAAAGCTGCCCACCGGCACCGTGGCGCCCGCCGCAGCCCCGGCCGGCAGCGATCAGGCTGACGAGCCCCCAAGCGGCGGCACCAGCGGCCCGATCATCCGCGACTTCCTAAAACGCCGCGGCACACCCGCCACCGGCGCCGAGATCGCCGCCGGCCTGCAGGCAGACCGCTCCCGCGTCGACGCGATGCTGTACTACCTCAAGAAGCGTGGCGAGATCATCTGCGTGGGCGAAACCCGCCCCGCCCGCTACGCACTGCCGCAAGCCGCAACGGCGGTACCCGCGCCCGCCGAAAGGCCCAAGCGCCCGCCGAGCAGCCTGTCGGCCATCAAACGCCTGGCCGAACACGGGCCCGCCACAACGCGGCAAGTGGCCGCCGCACTCGGCAATGATGTGGCGCGCCTCAACGTCTACATGCGCAACCTCGCCACCAGTGGGCACGTGAACGCCGTAGCCGGCAGCAACCCCAAACGATGGGCGATAACCGATGCCGGTCTGCAGCTGCTTGCCAGCAACGGCATCACCCCACGCGCCGCACCGGCCGCAGTTTCGCCGGCGAAACCAACACCCGCGCCGGCGGCCCCCGCGCAAAGCGCAGCACCTGCCCAACCCGCCGCGGCGGATGACCCCTACCGCAAGGTCACCACCGGCCTGCAGCGGCTCGAACAGATGCTCAAGGCCCCACCGCCTCACATCGACCGCGCCGACCTCAAACAGCAAACCCTGCGCCGGCTCGCCGATCTGCTCGACCCCTCAATTGCCGACGTGCTCACCAGCACGGCCGACGACATCGCCCGTTTCGCTGCCACCCCTTCCGAGATCCACGCATGAAATCCGCCCCCCAAATCCTCACCGCCGCCGCCGACGCCATCGCCGACCGCGCCGCCAGCCGCGACGTGGCCGCCGAACGCAGCATGGCCCGCACCGTGAAAACCTTCGCCGCCCTCACCGGCCACAACATCAACGAGCGCGAGGGCTGGGTCTTCATGGCCGTACTCAAGCTCGCGCGCGCCCAGGCCGGCGCGCTGAACCCGGACGACTACGTCGACGGCGCCGCCTACATCGGCCTCGCCGGCGAGTGCGCCGAGAACGTGCCGACCATGCCGCTTGAGATGCTGAACGAACCCGTACGCGCCAGCGAAACCCGGCGCGTGCTTGAAGCAGCAATGTTTAAGCGCCCCACGACCCACGTCGTGCAATTGGAGTTCAGCCAGGAGGCTGATATTGCCCCCCCCTCACGGAGGCAGAAATAACCGCCACGTTGCAGCACTTCGCCGCTGTGACCCGCCGCGTCGGTCAGGAGCGACTTCGCCAGATCAGCGCCGAAAGATTCACTCCAGACAACGACCGCGGCCGCGCGCGCGAACTCGCCCAAGCCGCCGCCTCCTACTTGATCATCCACCGCAGGAGTGCACGCCCTTCTGCGGGTGGCACGCCGCCTAAAGGCTGGCCGTGGGACAAAACGTGCTGGAAGCCAAAATCCATGCGCCGCGACCTCGAGCGCGCCGGCGCGCTCGTACTTGCCGCCCTGCAGGCGCTGGATGCCCTGGATGCAGACGAGGCCAAGGCCCGGCAGGAGCTGCAGACATGAGCCAACCCACCGAGACACTCGTGCTGCGCGGCCTCACCCACGAACAGGCCAGCCAGATACTGCAGGCCGCCGAGAGCATCGCAACCGACGCCATCGTGTGGAGCTATGGCAAGGCCTACCCGTTTGAAATGGAAAGTCTGTGGGAGCGCATCGACGGCAACACGCCCTCAGCAGACGACGTCACAGAGGCGGTTGAGGTGCTGCGCAAGCTCAAGCGTGCGTACGTCGGCCTGATCGAATCCGCGCGAGACAGAATCATCAATCTTGGCGGCGACTGCGACCCGGTCGACCGCATGACCCGCGACGACCCGAACCTCACAGAGGCCACAGTTACCCTTGCAAAATGGGCACGGGCAGCGGAGCAACGCACATGACCCCCGCCGAGATCATCGCCACCCTCCGCGAGCAGGCTGCACAACGCAACGCCACCTGGCCCGGCGTCCTGCTCAAGAACCTCATGCCACTGTGTGACGAGTTCGAGCGCCTGCAGGCCCGCGACGACGCGCTGATGACCAAGCACGGCGCATTCAAAGGCACCGGCAACCCCGAGCTCGACGCGCTCATGCAGGCCCCTTCGCCCGCGTTCGGCCAGGTCCGCGACTCGTTGCCCGAGAACTACTGGGCCCGGTACGACCTCTCGGCCGTCAGGCTCGGCTGGGAACTCGCGCAGCGCGCCCTGGACAAGCCCAAGACCGCCCCCGGCGCTACGACGCCGACTCGCGACGCGGCCATGGCCGCGTTGATGCAGGCCGTCACCGACGTCGGCACCCATCAAATCGTCGCCGCTGTCGCGCTGTGCGAAGGCCACGCCACGCGCCCCGACCTTGTCGCAGTCAAGTTGCTGTCGAATACCACCGACTACGACCTCATCGTCCGCCTGCTCGCCGGCGCCAGCCGCACCCTGGCAACCGCGAACCGCGGCCGCCCCAACAACGCGAGGGCCCATTGATGCGCGCGCCCGTACTTCCACTGGTGGCGATCGCCATCATGATCACGCTCCCGGCCTGCGAACAGCGCACGGCATTCGTGAACCATTGCCCCGTTGCGCGCGGCGACCAGGTCGCGCCTAGAGCCGATCTCGCCCGGGTCGGCGAGGTTGTGGCAATCGAGGCACATGGGAGCTGGACCAGCAACTGCAAAATCGCCGTCGCCTACCACAACGGCGATGTCGACGAATTCACCGAGAACTGGCGCTACACACCAGCAGTCGCACCAACGGCCGAGGTGCAGCAATGAGCGCCTGCCCCCACAACAACGTCGCCGACTGTCCGCTGTACGTCATATCTCACGACGCACGGTTCACAGGCGTGTCGTGCACCACTGCTGCCCCAAACGGCTTCGCATGCCGCATCGAAGCCGGCCGGCAGAAATACCCCATCGCATTGCAGCGGGCCACCCGCCGCGCATTCGCAATCGCCCGGCGCAACCTGCTGGCGCCGGGCGACAACAACCAGGAGGCAGCATGACGCCATTGAATCAACGAGATCACGGCGACGAGTCGTGGGCGACACTTTCAGAGGGGTGGCCCGAAACCGCCGAGAACGCCCACTGGAAGTACGTATTCGCCAACAAGACCGGCGCAATCCCCTACGGCACGTACGTCTTCATGGTCGGGGCGCCAGATGTTCTGCGCGTTCAGACAAAGGAGCTGCTGCGCAAGCTGGATGAAGCCTTCATTGTATTCGGCAAGCACTTCGAACTACGGGCCGAAGCGGCTCCGGCAAAGGTGGCGACACATAGGACGCACCAGCAAGAGCCGAGGGCAGCCATAAGCCGCTACACAGATGAAATCGAAGACGACACCCTTGCTCGCCTGCAAATTGGGGCGGGCACACAGGGGGATCAGTTGGCAGCTGCGACGGCGATTAGCGCCTACCGCGCCGAACTGGCGAAGCCCGAGGCGGCCTCGGTGTCGTTTGATAGGCATGATTTCGCCCCAACGGCAGAGATGGTGCAAGCAGCGCTTGATTCATTCGCAATGCCGCCGTCTTACAAGGCGATGGAGCGCGCTCTGCGCTTCGCCGTATTTGCCGCCCCTGCGCCGCAAGTGCCCGCCGTTGATGTTGAGGCGGCGCAAGAAAAGATTGAGGTCGCCGACGCGGTAAAGCACGGCCCAACCGGCGAGGAATGGATTGTTGCGCGGGTGACGGACCAGCACGTCTACCCGGCAGGGTGGCCACCGTGCCGCGCTGATCGGTCCGACTGCACGCTCATTCAGAAGGCGACCAACGAGCAACGTGCCCGGATGCTCAGTGACCTACGGCGGCTTCCAAGCAGCGACGAGCGCGCCATCGGAGACGAGACATGAGCGACACACTAGTGGCGCCGCCGAAATGTGGATGCCCCTTCACCGAACGCGTACACCTTGGAATCACGTACTCAATCCATATCGAGCCAGGCGAGCCTGTCTCGGCATGCGTCTACGACTACGGTGACCTCTGTGTCGATTTGGCGGCAACGGACCTCGAATCTGCATGCCGAGAAATCGAGGCGTGGATCGACGCCGCCATGCGCGGGGAGGTGGGATTGTGAGCGCCGGATGGTGGCGCGTCGAAGTCTCGACGCACGCCGGCACGCTGGTGGCGATTGAGCCCGGGATGCTGGCAGGCAAAGGCGATCTGAGCCCAGCGGAACAGGACGTGATTCGAGACTGCGCGGAGCATCTGATTGCATTCGTGGGCCCAGCCGAGCCGCAGCCGTGTTTTTACTGCGGAGGATCTTGCGAGATCGAGACGGACAACAACGGCCCGATTGGCCCGTGCCCGTTTTGCTCAGCGGCGGAGCGCCAGCCATGAACCCCGACCTCCTCCCAATCGCAACCCGCATCGGCGCCGGCGTCACCATCGTCCACCTCGTCCCCGACGGCACCCACCGCTCGCTGTGTCAGGTCGACTGCCTCTACGGCACGCCAGCCAAGGAGGTGGCGCGCGCAGAGGCCTGCGAGCGCTGCTTCCTGCTCGCCGAGCTGCAGGGCCTGCCACGGCCAGCCTTCGCCGACCAGTCACGCCGCACCGAGGGCAGTCACGGCCTCGGCCTGCAACACCCGGAGGGCCCTACCGATGTCTGACGCCGTCTTTATGGGCGCGTGCATCCTCCTTGGGCTGTTTTCCCTGGGCAGCGACATCAAGGCCGCCGCCCGCACGATCGCCGACGCGCTGAAGCTCACGCGAGGTACCAACCGTGGAAATTAGCGCCCAGCCGCAGGCTCCAGAGCAGATCGAGCATCAACCGCTTCTCAGCCCGCACGGCAACCTGCCGTGCCCGTTCTGCGGCAGCGTGCAGCTCGCCCTCATCACGCTTCGCGACTCGCCGGATAACGCCCCGACTGCCGTCGCCATTGAGTGTGACACCTGCCACGCCACTGGCCCGGTCGCCAATGCCGAAAACCAGATGAGGGCACTCTGGAACGAGCGACTCGCCCCGGCCGCGGACCAGTCGTCATGACGCGCCCCCGGCACCACCTTCGCGAAGCCAGCGCCACTCTCTCGGCCAGTTGGTGGCAGATGGCCTGCGCCACTCTGTTCGGCCGCAAGGAGGTCACTGTCGACCCTGGCGGCACCAGCGTTACCATCGTCCACTGGCGAGGCCGCGCATACCTCGTCGACTACACGCCAGCGAAACAGGAGGTTTCCGCATGCTCATCATCACCCGCAGGCCCGGCGAGTCGATCTCGATCGGCGACGGCATCGTCATCCGCATACTCGAAATCAAAGGCAACCAGGTCCGCATCGGCTGTGATGCCGACAAGTCGATCGAGATCCACCGCACAGAGATCAAGCAGCGCATCGAAAACAGCGGCCACGCGCCGCCGGCGCCGACACGCTAGCGCCGTCTGGATCAACCCCAAGGCGCCCGTCGACGAGGTGCGCCGAGCGCTCCGCCTCGAGCTGGAGCGCTACATCCGCCAACTGCCCACCCCCGCTGCCGGCACCCCGCCGGCGGCAACGCCCACCCCTGCCCGGAGATCACCCGAATGAGACTGGCAAAGTTCGAGCACTACCAAGACCGCCGCAAACAGCACCGCTGGCGCCTGCGCGCCCCCAACGGCCGCATCATCGCTGACAGCGCCGAGGGCTACACCACCAAGCGCCGCTGCCTGGGCGGCATCGAGTCCGTCATCGATAGCGCCTGGGAGGCGCAGTCCAACATCGTCGAGGTCAAATCATGAGAGTCAACGTCTACGCAGAGGAAATGACCGACCGCATACAGATCATCAGCAAAGAGATCGACGGCCAGACCTTCACCGGCCTACGCATCTTCCTCGAGCTGCCCGCCACCGTCGGCGGCAAGCAATACCAAGGGCCGTTCATGCACCACCCAGGCGATGACGACAGCGCCGCCGTCACCTTCTGGGGCAAGCAGGATCTGCGCGCCGTACTGCGCAAAGCCCTTGCCGCCCTGGATGACCACTACGCCGACCGCGACGGCCGCACTCGCGCGGTACCGCCGCTGACCGCCGAAGACGTGAAAGCCATCTTCGCGAGCGAGCTCAAACGCCACGTGCGTGCCCCCGCCCCGCTCCACCTCGGCCCTGGCCACACCCCGCCCGCACGCACACCCCACCCCTGAAAGAGGCCCAATCATGTTCGGAAAACTGCTCGCAGCCCCGCTGCGCATCGTCAACGCCCCCATCCGCGCCGTCGAAAACTTGGTGATGGACGATGACCACGCACCCATCCAGCCCGGCGATCGCGTCGCATCCCGCCCGCTCGATGCCCTGGCTGACGAGCTGGAGAAGGCCCTCGACGGCAACAAGGGCCGCAACGCGAGGTGACCCCATGGGCCTGATGAAACCCAAAGAGTTCCGCGAAACCTACTTCCGCAACGGCAACGCCCCCAGCGAACAAACCCTCCGCAACTGGGTCATCGAGGGCATCGTTGCCGGCCGCGTGGTAAACACCGGCCGGCGCATCCAGGTCTGGATCGACGCCGAGGCCTGGGAGGCCCGCACCGGCAACCCCCTGGCCGACAAAGTGCTGATGGCCCGCAACAACGCCAGGGCCGCAGCGATCACTGGACAGCGCCGGCGGCGTAGGCGAACCTCGGCACTCAGCCGCCCAGGAGGGGCGTAGCCCGATGACCGAAACCCGTGCAACCGCAAGCGGCGCCACTGCCGAGGATATTGTTGCAGCCATACGCGCTGGCATGGAGGAGCACATGCGCAAAACCGGCTCCGCTCCTACGCGCATCCACCTAGGGCAGAGCGAGGTCCGGGCCCTCGAGGCGGCAGCCACCCGCCCCAGCTACACCATCGCCCCGCCGCAGATTGCCGGCGTCGACATCCGCGAGGTCGATGCGGAGAGCTGCATCGTCCTCGTCACCGAAAACCACCTGCCCGCGCGATGACAACCCCGCAGCCCAACCCCGAGGCCCAGGCCGTAGCGCTAGTCGAGGAATTCCAACTGCGTGCGCTGCCAGCGCTGCTGGCGCAGGGCTCGCAGGCACTGTTCGCATCGGGAGCACGCGCCCTTGCACCTGTGCTGGATCAGGAGATCGAGGCCCTGTGCCAGGATCAGCAAGCACTGTCGTGTGCAGACCTCAAAAGGTATGCACACGACCGGTGGACCACAATGCTCGAACGTTCCGCCACGCTTGTCGCATGGCCCAACCAGATCACCAGCAGAGACGCGCAGTGACGAACCTTGAACAGCTGCGGGACGCCATAATTGATGGCATAACCCGCCACCACCAGCGCTACGGCCAACCGCCCGCCCACATCTACTTGGGCCTCAGGCAGGACCAGCTGCTCACCACGCTAGTGGAATTGGAATATTCCAGCGCCCCTGCATTGGCGAGGCTTATCCACCCGCAACAGTTTCACGGCACGATTCATGTTGTCGACGACGAAGATCACCTGGCGCTGACTGGCCACGACCGGCGCGACAGAACGCCCCTGCGCTGAAGGCAGTCAGGCCGGCACTAGCAATCCCACAGGCGGCGCCCGCCAACCGAGAGTGCCCTATCGGTTCGATACCGGAGGGTCGTATGCATTCCGACAGAAATCCAGGAACGGCTTGCAGGCGGCCTCGAAACTTTCGAACTCCCTTTTAAAGGCCTTGAGCTGCTGAGATCGACTGCCCGGGGCGCCTCTGGACTGAGATTGAAACACATCCCCCCACTTTTCATTGTAAGTAGCGACCTTGGCCCGCAGTGCCTCGAGGGTAAAAAGCTCGCCATGGCCGCACTTTATAGCGGCATCGATGGCCTCGTTAATGTTCGCTTTGAATCCCGACTTAATTGGCGGCAGCAGAGTCTGGTCGAAATTATTGAGAAGAATGTGCTCGTCTGAATAACCCTGAAATGCACTTCTCACAGCCCCCATGTGCCGCTCTATGCCGCGCATCAGGGAAAGGTATTCGCCGCGAACCTTCAGGTTGAGCGCCGCCTCGGCATCAGCCCTTCGCTCGATATTCGAAAGGTAGTGGATGGCGCTGCTGGTAAACAGGGCCGCAGTTGCAGCGCCGGCAGTCAACCACTCAGCCTTCAAGGGGATGGAGCCGAAAACCGTGAGCAGCAGCAAGACGGAAATCCCCCCTACCAAGATCCCCGCGACGAATGCCTCGCCCCCCGTCAGTCCGCGCGCTCCGCCCCCTAGTTCTTGCTTCACAGCAGCACCTCCACCCACTTCTCTCGGTGCCGCCCAGTATAGATCTGCGTCGTCTCCGGCGACTGATGCCCCGCCAGCGCCTGCACCTTCGCAGTTGGCCAGCCGAACTTCTCCTCCAGCCGCCGCGCGCCCAACGCCTTGATCTCATAAAACGAGCTGGCCTGCCCTTTCGCCGGCGAAAGGCTCTCCATCACCGCCGGCGGCGCCCCTGCCTGCACCACCCTCTCGCGCACCTCCGCGAATGCCCGCGACAGAATCGGCCGGCTCAGCTGCGCCGCATGCTCGCGCTGCCCCAGCTTCCGCTTTTCGGGCGGGTAGCTCAGCAGAAAGGGGCAATCCTCCACCTGGTGCGCCAGGCAGTCCTCGATCGCGCGGCGCAGCTCCACGTGCGGCCGTATACGCAGCAAGCCAAAACCTGCGGCCTCGCTTTTCAACTGCCGCACAGCCCAGCGCTTGGCCCTTGCGTCCCAGCTCGTGCGCGGCAGCACGGTCAGGTCCACCGGCCGTTGCAGGCTCGTCAGCGTCAGCGTCATCGCCCGCTGCAGCCAGCCAGGCGCCGCCGCGAACACAGCATCGTAGGCCTCATATGTCAGCCGAACCCGCTGGATCTCCGAGTCCGGCAATATCACCCCCTCGGCCGGGTTGGCGTCACGGCGACCGCGCGAGACCGCCAGGGCGAAGAACAGCGCCAGGTGCGCCCGCAGCACCTCGGCCGCGCGCAGCGGCTGCTCATCGAGCAGATCCACCACCTCGCGCCGGGTGATCGACGCCACATCGCGCTCGTTCCAGATCTCCGCCTTGCGCGCAGACACCCGGTAGTTGTCCATCGTCGACTTGGCCAAGGGCTGGCCGCTGCGCTTGCGCTTCTTCGTCGGCAGGTATTCGTCGAACACCCAGCCCATGTGCTCGCGCCACGTTTCCGCCGGCGCATCAATGCGGTTGACCAGCACCTGCACCGCATCCGGCGCAGACCGCCGCGCCGCAACCCGCACCGCCTGCAGCGCAGCCGCCAGATCGCGCCCCAGGCCGATTTCCTCGCCTGAAACGGGGTCCACATAGCTGTAATACGTCACGCCCCTGCGCTCACGCGCGCGCAACCCCTGAGGCCACCCAGCGCGAGCCCGCGTCGATCGATGTCGTCCCAT